CAGCCAGGAGGCAATTTTACGTCTTGCACTCAGGACGAAAGTTGAAGGACTGTTAGGAATCAGTCCGAGGCCGTTTTAACTTACGGTAGAAGTTGAGGTTTCTCATGATCGGGAACGATCAGGAGTGAATCTTCAAAATTCCCTCACCCACCTTCACGTGCGGCATTAACGTGCGGGTTCTCCACCTCAGGACCATAAATCCCCGAGGTTCCTCTCAGTATTAGAGGTTGAGTCAGAAAAAAAATGACCATCTCTCTACATGCTTCCACAATGCTCTGGGACGATTAACCCCCAAAGTTCCTCCCTTGATCGACTAGTTACACATTCATGTGTGACGCTGCCCTAGTCTCCCTCGGTAGCCATCGATTCTGGCTCTTAAATGTAGGTAGTATCCCTTGCCAACGACGTTTAGACGTCACCGATCATTAACTAGATCCCGTCAGGGATTTCGTCATCGATTGGTAGGTAATACCGCATTAGAGACGGATCAATTAAGTCCATCACTCTCTCCCTCTATCCGATAGTCATGGATTCTGACTGTTACGGCTGAACCCGCCGTTCCTATACCTATTGGTGAGCAAGAAAAAATCTCATCAATCCTTTTCCAATCGAAGTAGTACTTCCCTTCGTTTTTCTCTTCAGGGCACTTGGGGGCTTGACATAGCCAAAGTGATAAGAATAATAAGAACTCCACCCTTACCGATGTTACCTGGCCGAAGCTGGTATACAACAGGTGGCCACCACCGCGGACAGGACCGTTGGGAATTACCCCACACAAAGCCTCCATCCTGTTTTAAACCCGGTGGACAATATTTACGACGTTCTTATTACCTCATCACCCGACCTCCCATTTGGTACAACAGTCTTGCTCTGGTCGGACATACAAGCTTTAACTTGCTCTTAAGTCGACCAACTGCCTCTAACTGTCTTTCCCTAACCCACCCTACTAATGCACACCATTGTCAATGGTTCAGCGCTTTTGGGGCTTTAAACGAGGAAACATACATACTTCTCATCTCCCTCCCTCATCCGTGGATGGCTGTCATCACAGCCACGGGTGATATAATGAATCTATTCTCAGGATTCCTAAAGAAAATAGGGCTTCCGTCATGGAATAGAATCGCTTTAGCCGCAGACATCGAGAAATGTCTGCGAGTGTTGTTTTTTTGGGTACAACACGCCAGGGTCTACCAGGTCTAGATTAACGATCCCTCTATAAAGACCAACTCTCCTTTTCTCGAAACCCGATTTAACAGAAGATGATATACGCATACCGTATCGCGCCTGTTTTCGTGATTCTTCGAGAATGAGAGTTGAGGTCGAGGGAAGACCATAGACACGCCTAGCGTGCTGTCCCAGCGTCAGGAGTGGGACGCGGGTTAAAGAGGAAGGGGGGGGGTAGTCTACCGGCGGGGTATACGCGACTATGTCATGCTTAAGGCCCAGACATTTATGGTCATATGGAGACCAGTCGCCAATTTTTCGAGGATCCATTAAAAAGTCACTACCAAAGAACTTGTTCAAAAGGAACCAAGTCGACTTTAGGTAAGTGAAGGACCACGAAATCTCCCGTCGGTAACGGATGTGAGAGGGAGGGGGGGGAGACGTATCGAACTGAGCATGGCGATTCTTTCTATCACCAAGCCGGGTTCGGAGAGGAGTAACAGGGCTATCATAGGGAGTAGAGTGGAGGAACACTTTACCCGAGCATGAACAATAGGTAGTACCAACAACCGGCACGCTACACTTCAGGCATTTCTGCCATGAAGAAGTCTCGTTACCAAACCATTGGAACAACCTCTTGTCCTTCTCTGTCTTGCCATGGCCATTACGCCAAATGGGACAAGACACCTCAAGAACCTGTCGACCGCGCCAATAATTAACATGAGCGCGGGTCACCTCTCTGTCGATCTCATCGACAATACTCAAGTAGTCCTCTCGAGGTAGAGGACCTACTTGGACCGGAATAGACCGGTCAACCCCAGTAGAGGGGAAAGGGGGGGGAGGGGAGGAGATGATCTTTCGGATCCATCTCCGTTTTAAGAGGCGAGAAGCGAGATTATCAGGGACGGACGCAGCCACAACACCACGGATTGCAATTTCGTATCTGCAAACGTGGTTAATTAACCAAAGCTGTGTGGACTTGCGCATATGCTTTGTCCCCTGAATAATCTCGCCCAACAAGTCGCCACCGGTCGTTCTATTGGGACGAAGGAAGGAGAAGAAGGACTTTGGGATGAAAGCCCCCTTGAAGTAATCGAAACACTGGGAATTTAACTCCCCATATCGATCTGATACTCCAGTCTTCTCCTCCTGAACGACTAATCCAAAGCGCGCCGTAATTTCTCTCCATCTCTGGAAAAATTTCTGGTCCCCGCAGAAGATACAGTCGTCTCCATTAAAACGACCAACCCTGTGACAGTGCCGTTGCAGCCTACATCCCTTGCTGCAATTATGGTTCGGTCTTGACATCTCGAAACACGCTTTATTAAGTAAACATAAAAGCGGGAACGAGACTAAATTGCCCATCATGCTACCTCGCATGACTGGAGTCAGACTACCATCCTTATTGACCACTGTCACACACTTAAAACTACCGATGAGAACCTCTCGTTCTTCATCGGACAATAAACTTTCCTCAGCAATAACTGAGATAATTGTCTCAACGACATCAACGTGAATGTTGTCAGTTGCAGACGCATAATCTCCAGAAATGATCGATTCACCCTTCTTTCGATCATTTTTTACTGCCAGGAAATCTTTTTCCCCGACTTCTCCGCGCACTAACCAATTGAAAGAAGAGATATGGTTGTATAGGGCAGTATGAACAGGTCTTAAAACCTGTTTTACATATGCATTCTGCATTGTCACAACCCTTATCTTCCCTTTCGCTTTCGCGGTGCCTAGGCGCACATGATTAAAGGGTAACGATCGATCTGGCATTGCTGCCAGCGTTCCTCCTAAAATCGATGTGCGTTCGAAGCACCCTTGTTGGTCGGGCACGTATAAGTCGCCCTTTCTACTCTCTGCGAGGTTCTTCCCCCAACCTCCTATCAACACACGAACATGTCTGCGTAATTCGCTTAGCCAGGCCGCCCTATCCTCGGGGCTTCCAACAGTCTGGCCTACAGACATCTTCGTCTTCCACTTCTCCTTCTCCGCCTTCTTCTGTGGCGCGTCACACTTATCACAGTCTCCATCAAAGAGCCTCTTACCTGACTTTAACATCAGGACAAGGCGATGGTACGACTTACTTCTCGGCTTTACTCGAGAGACGCACTCCTCCACATAAGAATCCCACTCTTTCCGCAACACCAAGCAGCTCTTACCCTCGTAATTAAATACTGGGGTATACTGGCCGAGAATCTTGAATTCTCGCGAAACCAGCTGAGCTGCTCGCGAAAGAGCACCCGCTACTGACCGTGATGATTTACATCCGGCATCCGCATCGATCGAAGTTGAGCGCATAAATGCGTATCGACACGGTCCCTATAGTTGGAATTAAAAAC